TGTATAAACTTATTAACAAACTCAATAAATAGAGGATAAAGCGATGGCATTTCAAGTATCACCTGGCGTGCAGATCAAAGAGATCGACGCTACCAATGTTGTTCCAGCTGTTTCCACTTCAATCGGTGGATTTGTTGGCTCATTCAATTGGGGTCCGGTAGAGCAAATCTTAACTATCAGTTCTGAACAAGAATTGGTTGAGAGATTTGGTACACCTGATAACAACACATTTAAGTACTTCTTTGTTGCTGCGTCATTCTTAAAATATGGGAACGCGCTCAAAGTCGTTAGAGCCGCCAGCGGGCACCAAAATGCCACGTCTGATGGATCTGGACAACTTATTAAAAACGAAGATGATTATGAAAATAACTATGCTGACGGAAGCCTTTCAAAAGGTAACTGGGCATCAAAATATCCTGGATCGTTAGGAAACAGCCTTAAAGTTGAATTCGTAACTCAACAAGTATCTAGCAGTAACTACAGCAACTGGTCGCATAGCGGCGAGTTTGATTCTGCTCCTGGTACTTCTGATTACGCTACTGACTTAGGTGCAACTACAGCGAATGACGAAATGCATATTGTCGTCGTCGATGAAGATGGTTTAATCTCCGGTACAGCTGGTACTGTACTAGAGAGATTTGCTTTTGTATCTCAAGCTTCAGACGCTAAGAAAGCTGATGGAACCTCCAACTATTATAAAGAAGTTGTTAATAGCTCTTCTCAATATGTTTGGTGGATCGATCATGATTCTGATTTAACTAATGCTGGATCGTCGATTTCAGGCGGACAAACATCTTTTGCAGGACAAACTACTGTCCAATCAGATTCTTTATCTGGTGCAGCTGATGATAACACACCAACATCTGGAGAGCTTCAATTAGGTTACGATCTATTTGAAGATGCAGAAACAGAAGATGTAAATCTTTTATTCGCGGCTCCTGATGCAAATGGTGAAAACACTATTGCATTAGATCTTATTAGTATTGCTAATGCAAGAAAAGATTGTGTTGCATTTGTATCTCCTCCGATTGAAGATACAGTAAATAGTTCTAGCCCTGCTGCAGACGTTAAAGCGTTTGTTGATGGGTTGACATCTACATCTTATGCAGCATGTGATTCTACAGCTCTTTATGTATATGACAAATATAATGACGTATACAGATGGATTGGAGCTGCTGGACATCAAGCAGGTCTTTGTGCAAATACAGATAGAGTAGCAGATGCTTGGTTCTCTCCAGCTGGAGTGAACAGAGGTCAATTACTCGGTGTAACAAAACTTGCATTTAATCCTAAAAAGGCAGACAGAGATACATTATATAAAGCAAGAGTTAACCCAATTGTATCGTTACCTGGACAAGGTACTTTACTCTTCGGTGACAAAACTTTATTAAGCCGTCCTTCTGCATTCGATAGAATCAACGTAAGAAGATTATTTATCGTATTAGAGAAAGCAATTAGTACTGCATCTAAAGCTCAATTGTTTGAATTCAATGACGAATTTACAAGAGCTCAGTTCAGAAACTTAGTTGAACCTTTCTTAAGGGATGTAAAAGGAAGACGTGGAGTTACAGACTTCTTAGTGGTATGTGACGAAACAAACAATACAGGTCAAGTAATTGATGCTAATAGATTTGTTGCTGATATCTTTATCAAGCCAGCAAGATCTATTAACTTCATTACATTGAACTTCATAGCAACTAGAACCGGAGTAGAATTCTCCGAGATCGCAGGAGTATAGGGGGTAAATCATGGCAATTTTAGGCGTAGACGATTTTAAATCAAAGCTCGTAGGTGGCGGTGCAAGACCTAACCTATACAAAGTAACTATGAACTATCCAAGCTATGCACAGGGTGATGTAGAACTTACATCCTTTATGTGTAAAGCTGCTCAGTTACCTGCTTCAGTAATTGCTCCTTTAGAAGTTAACTTCAGAGGTAGAAAATTACAAATGGCTGGTGACAGAACATTTGAGCCTTGGACGATCACAGTTATTAATGACGTCGGTTTCGAAGTCAGAGATGCTATGGAAAGATGGATGAATGGCATCAATGGTCATAATAGCAATACAGGTCTTGCTAATCCTAGTGATTATCAAGCAGATGCTATTGTTGAACAACTAGATAAGGCAGGTAATTCTGTAAAGAGATACGACTTTAGAGGAGTATTTCCTACAAACGTTTCTGCAATCGATCTAGGTTATGACAATGAAAACGCGATCGAAGAGTTTACTGTAGAATTCCAGATTCAATACTGGGAAAGTAACACTACTTCGTAAGGGTATAAATATATTTGACGGGGAGAGTAATCTCCCCTGATAATATTGGAGTAAATTATGGCAGAATTTTTC